AGTTAAAGACGGTGTTCTTGGGGCCTTTTCCGTTGGTTTCAGAATCAAGGATGCTGATTATATAAAAGAAACTGACGGATTGATGATTAAGGATGCTGAACTGTTCGAGGTCTCGGTTGTTTCCGTGCCTTGCAATCAAGCAGCTACTTTTTCTTTAGCGAAGTCTTTTGACTCTGAGACAGAGTACGAAGAATTCAAAAAAACTTTCACTAATCGTGCAGATCTAGCCAGTCAGTCTCTGGCTAAGGAAGAAGCAAACGTTTCTAACGTAGCTAGAGAAGCACTGGAAAAGACCGCTAACAGCGGAAAAACTCAGGAGAATACAATGGATGATAACAACATCGATTTGGAAGCTTTCGCAAAGAAAGTAGCTGAAGAAACAGCGACTAAAATTGCAATGAAGCAAGCCGAACAAAAAGCAGCTGAAAAAGCTGAGGCAGAAAAAGCTCAGGCTGACGCTGCAGAAAAAGCTGCTCAAGACGAGCAAGTTAAAACTACAATTAAATCAGGTATTGAAACTGGCGCTGAGCGTCTTCAAGCTGATTTAGAAAAAGAGTTCGCAGCTGCTAAAGACGCAGACGTAGCAGAAATTGCTAAGAAATACGAAGCGGAGCTTAAAGAGAAAGCGGACGAGCTAGAAGCAATGCGTAACAGCAAAGCTACTTTTACCGATCGCAGCGGCGTTGCTTCAGGCGACCTTAAGCAACACAGCGAAAAGCTCTTTCACGCCCACTTGTTGGGTATAGCAACTGGCAAGGGTTGGAACACTGACTTTGCTCGCGACGTACAAGAAAAGGCTGGTATCACTTATACTGGTACCGCTGGTGAGGCGGGACTCGATCTAGAACTAGCTAACTTTATTGGCAAAGAAATCGCTCAGTACACTCGTGTAGCCGATCTTTTCCAAAAAGTGCCGGTTAATTCAGCCCGTACCACTTTGCCTTTGCAGCCAGATGTAAACTTCGCCTCTTGGGGCGTTAATGATGCTCAGACAGGTAACTTGACTAATAATAGCGCCGGGGACGCAATGTCTCCTACCGAGCTTGAGCTTACAGCGTACCGTTTGATTAGCCAATCTTATATACAGAACGATGTAGACGAAGCAGTATTGATTCCTTTACTTCCAATGTTGGTGGACGGTGTTGCACGCGCGCACGCACGTAAAGTCGAGGCCAACATCGTAGGCGCTCAAACTGCCTCTAACAGCAATGGTTTTGCGGGTTTAGCTAGCGGTTCTATCGCAACTGCAGGTGTTGGAGGTGTATTAACTACAGCCACTGCACGGCAGTTAATGGCTGCTCGCGGTACTATGGGCAAGTATGCTATAGAGCCTGGCGAGGTTGCGTATATTGTGAATAACGCACAGTACTACGCTTTGATTGAAGACGACGGCTTTGCAGACATCACTGATGTAGGCGATCAAGCCACAAAAATCAAGGGTCAGGTAGGTATGATCTACGGATCGCCTGTAGTAGTATCGGCTGAGATGCCTGCATATACCGGCGCGGCTGGAGACATTTCAGCTTACGTTGTTAATACTCGTAACTTCTTGATGCCTACTCTTCGCGGAGTGCGGGTTGAGCAGGACTACGAAGTTGGTGCCCAGCGCCGAGTTGTCGTAGCCACTCAATCGCTTGGCTTTAACCAGACGTTTGCTAACGTTACTGGACACAGCTCAGCAGTTAAGGTAGTAGTACAAGCATCATAACAACAGCATAAAAGCAACGGGGTCTCAACGAGGCCCCCGAGTTTTTATTATTGAGCTAATAGCATGAATCTAGTAGAACTTGAAGATTATAAGGAAGCGGAAGGTATTACCTCTCCGAAGAACGATACTCGCACCGAGGTCTTGATCACTTCTATTAGCTCACTAATAAAAACTTATTGTGGTACGTCTTTTGTAGACTACTACGGCGTAGACAAAGTAGAGACCTTTAACCTGCCCTGGGCAGTAAGTAAGATTCAGCTTTCGGAGTGCCCGGTAGTCAGCATAACTTCCGCAGAGGAGAAAGCTGCGGGCGCTTCGGCTTTTACTACGCTAGACCCTTCCGGCTACGTACTCGACACAACCACAGACACTTTAGTTCGCATACTAGACGGCCAAGAAAAGACTTGGGAAACAGGGTATGGAACAGTTCGGGTTAGCTACAGAGCAGGGTATGTGTCCTGCCCCGAAGACTTAAAGCTAGCAGTATACGACTTAATTACGTACTACCTGAAGGATGAACACAAAGAAGGTTTTGCTATGCAAGGTTCTACTGTTGATAATAGTATGCCTACTGCAAACGACTTTCCTCCGCATATTAAAAGAGTACTAGATCTGTACAGGATGCTTCTCTAGTGGCGATTAAAGACGTAGAGTCTTATATGAGAGAGCTCAATACTACGGTAATGGAGCAGTACGAAAAAAAGGCACTGCGTACATTTATACAAGGTATCCCAGGCCAAATACTAGTACTAGAAGAAGACTTAGACGGGTACATGCAGGCATTTGCAAATGCAATGCCTTCTAAATATGATGAAAGTAACCCTAAAAACAGAGAAGTTTTAAAAGAGCTCATACGACAAGCCAGAAAGGAAGGAGTAAAAGTAGCAAGAAAGGCTCATGTTGCTTACGTAACTCGAAACCCAGAAAGGTGGAGAGTCGCACAGAAAAAGACAGGTACAGGCCAATTTACTGCGTTAAAGTCTAAAATAGTATTTAAGCGTATTAAGCCGAAGTGGGGTGAAAACGTATTTCTAGTTCAATCCTTTGACAGCACTATATCCGCAGTCATTAAAGCGATCTCCGAAACCTTAATAGAGCTAATAGCAAAAGACCGCAGCGCAGCAACAAAAGGGGTAGGGCTTGCTAAAGCTACACAAGCTTTGTACGGAGCACAGAACCAAAGCCTGATAGAGAAAGGGCATGGAGAAGAGAGCTCTGCCATATCGCAAATAACTGGTGCAGCTCTCATAATGCGACTAAGCCAAAATAGTGCATTTAAACAAGAATTAAAAGGTGCGTTTCAAAACAACGTACTAGCAGAACTAGCAAGACAGGTAAATAATCAGCCAGACTTGGCAGACTTAACAACCTACGAAACGCATTTAAATGAGTTAATAAGTACGTTCGAGTCGATTGTTACTAAAAAAGGAAAGGTACGACAAGATTTTTTCTCTGTAATAACACTACAGGACAATAAAGCAAACGCTTTAGACGGAAAGGTAGAGGCTCTTATCATACGGGCGGTGAAGAACGTATTTATAAAAAAGTACCCTAAAGTAGCTGCAGAGCTAAAAGCTTCGCCTAACTTAAAAGAGAAGGTCACCGCAGTAACAATAGCAAATATGTTGAAAGACGTAAAGGTAGGAAAAGGAAAGCATGTAGATGTTACTATATCTTTAGAGAAGGGGGTAGATGAGGCCGTAAAGTCCTTGGGTAAGGCTTCCAAGACTGAATCTAAAGCCAAGTTCCCTAAGAACAAAGAAAAGAATAAGCGCAAGAAAAGGCTCGTGCCAGGAACTAAAAGTGTTGGAGATACGGCACCAAGAACAGAGCAAGGAATAAGTTCTGTACCTTTAAAAGATATAATTGCGCTAAACAATATTTTACCGCAAATAGTCAGAGAGCATATGGGAACCCCCGCACTCGTAAATAGAACGGGTAGATTCTCAGAAAGCGTAAAGATAACAGATGTGCAGCAGACAGCAAGAGGCTTTCCAAGTATAGGGTACACATATAGAACAAACCCTTATAAAGTTTTTGAGCGCAGCAGCGGGACACGATGGTCATCCATAGAGCGAGACCCGAGACCTTTAATAGACACCTCCATAAGAGCTGCTGCGAGCAGCCTCGCAATGGGCAGATTCTTTACTAGGAGAGTTGAGTAGTGGAACCAAGAACATATACTACCAGAAGAATTGGAATAGTAGACGCCCTTGCAAAAGCTTTGAAAAAGATAAATGGTACGGGGCACTATGCTACAAACTTATACAACAATGTCAGCCCAAGGCTTTTGTTTTGGGACGAAGTAAAAGACTTTCCTGCGGTACATTTAAACCCAGGACAAGAAAGACGGGAGTATCAAGGAGGGGGCTATAAAGATCGTTTTCTATCGGTAATGGTAAGATGTTACGTAGAGGAAGAGGATGCTGCAACCGCCCTAGCGTACTTATTAGAGGATGTAGAGACTGTTTTAGAGGAGAACTCTAAGCTGAAGTACTACGATAGAACAGGGCAAGAACAATTTACCCACCAAATCTCAGTCATTAGTATAGATACCGATGAAGGAGTACTAGAGCCTTTAGGTGTCGCAGAGATACAAATTGAGGTTCGTTATTAGAAAATAGCTAGTAAGAACAAACGTTCACACTAAGCTTTTTCAAGGTTACACAGGAGAAATAATATGGCAGTATATATGAGTAGAGACGCGAAGCTCTACGTAACACTAGAAACAACCGGCAGCACTTGGCAAGTGCCTATTTTAGACGGTTTTTCTTTTTCACAAGCCTCTGAAAGCTCAGACATTACACTAACAGAAGCGAACAGCTCCGCTGGTACCTCACGTCGAGGCAAGAAAACCTTCAACACAGGACTAGCTGCAGCAGAATTTAGCTTTTCAACTTATGTTCGACCTTTTAAGACTGCAGGAAGCGGTACTGTCGGTCACGCTTCCGACACGGCAAATAACGTGCATGGCGTAGAAGAGGTTTTATGGGCGATGTTTGCGGGTGCAAACGGCCATGAAACTGTGGACGGCGTATTTGATTACGACGCTAATGCTGCTACTGTTAGTACGCAAGTTAATGACACATCTAACACTTTTAATTTCAGCCAGTCCAATCAGCCAGTATTCAACACGGGCGCCACCCTAGAGTTTTTTATTCCTAACGGCGGGGAGGGTACAAGCACCGAAGACACTTTGTATACGCTTAACAATGCAGTAATTAACGAAGCTACCATTGATTTTGACATTGAGGGAATTGCTCAAATTAGCTGGAGTGGTATGGCACAAAGTATTACTACTGCCGCTGCCGCAACCGAGCCTACTCCTACTATTTATGAAGGCGTGACTGAGACAAGCGCTTTTATTCAGAATCGACTTAGTAAAGTTGGTATTACAGCAGGCAATGCGACAGTATTTCCTGGGAAAGGCGGAGCCTCTCCAGGCGTTTACGATATAACTCTTACGGGAGGCAGCGTAACCTTTACGAATAATATCTCTTCTTTAATGCCTGAAGAGATGGGTATTGTAAACCAGTCTGTAGGCCTTATCACAGGCACACGTGAAGTTTCCGGAAGCTTAACTTGTTACTTAAACAGTGGAACGGGCGGAAGCAGAGATTTCTTTAAAGCCTTCCAAGAAGCAACCGCATTAGCAATTCCTACAAACAGTTTTGCTTTGACACTACAAATTGGTGGAACAACTGGAACACGTTTAGAGATTCCAATGCCTACAGCAATGTTTGAGTTGCCTACACTTGCTATTGACGACGTAGTTGGAGTAGAAGCCAACTTCTTCGGCTTATCTAGCAATATCGAAACTACAGATGAAGCTACTATAGTTTACAAAGTTTAATAAAACGTAGAAGAGCCCTCGAAAGGGGGCTTCTTTTTAAGGAATTATTTGTGATTATTAGTGATAGTGTACAAGCAACGGAAATAATACAATATTATGTTGACTATATTAGAAGCCAGGGGGGTTATGTAAATCCCGACCTTGTAATACACTGCGATCAAGCAAATCCTAGCGGGGCCTTATCGCTCAGCGGGGTCGCAACAGACAAGGTATCTTTAATTGTGCCTATGGAAGCTTGCGTACCTACAGACCAGCCGTCTTTATATAGAGACCTACACGAAACTGTCTTGGGGCGTACGATAGATAGCACGTTTCTTCGACACTATACGTGGGAGCCCGACCATTTTATACCTCTACTAGATATGGCCAACCACGACAAAGATGCGCATCCTTTAAGAACTAACGGAATAGATACCTACTACCTGATAGGGTGCATGGCCAGTTATGGAACTGACGAAGCCGCGGTACAAGCAAGTTTTCTGGAGTATACCTAATTATGGCGAAGCACGAGTTTTATCCTGTATTTATGCAGGGTACCAAGAACACTAACATTGCTGGCTTTGGTACCATTCCTAATCAGGCTAATTTTACCCCGGGGTCGTCAGAGGCCGTACAATTCTATAACCCAGACGGCTCGGAAGCTTTCCGTCTTGTAGGAATCGGCACTCAGCTCGCAAAAGGTACAAATGCTTTAGTTTCTTGTTGCTTTGACACAAGCAGAGGAAATCTAGTAAACGCAGACCCTGCTTTTTTCGAATGGCCGGAGCTGCTCACGGTTAAACTTGAGTACCAAGGCGTTACCTACACATATGACAAAGCGTTTCACGACTCTCTTGCATCAGTACTAGTTAGCGCTTATGGGGATTACTTAGTCGTAAAACTTCAAACCGTTACTTCAGCTGACACCGCAGTTTTTAGCAATGCGCTTGCTGACCGTATTGATATAGGCGACTCTAGCTCAGCAAATCCCCAGGCTTCCTTGGCCCCCCAACCTCTAGGCAGCGTAGTGGAATATGACGATCCTTTACCTGCAGGCATTACAGCTGGTGGCGGGTGGAAAATGTGGGCTTACCGCCACCGTGCGGACGGCTCCGGCACACCGGAAGAAGGGTTCTGGGGCTACAAAATGGCAGAAATTTTGGGGGTGGATTACGTTAATAATACGCTATGGACAGCCTACCCTTCGAACTATGAACTTAGCGGAGGAACTCCTAGCACTCCCAATATTTTTCAAAATAGCCTGATTATTGAGGCTTTTCTTATAGAAGCCGTCAAAGTTACCTATCTATGGGACGGAGACGGAGGGGGCCCTTCTATACCTCTTAGCAACAAAACCGTACTTTTAACTAGTGGCAGCGGAAAGTTGACTACGGGCTCCGGAACACCTGTTAATAAAACTTATACTAAAGGGTACTGGGTCTCCAACACAAACGTTAATAATAGAATAGACTTTACAGAGACATCCGTCTCGCAAGGAGAGATAACTCTAGTGTCGGGGTTTTCTAACTTTATACTTTCTTCTGCAGAAACGGGGTCGTTAGTGCTTTTCGATAGTGCAAATAACCTTGTAGCAGCAGCGCTAGACGCTCAAATTCAGCCGTAGTCATGATACTCGACATCCCAGGACCGCTCAGCCGCGAGATACGAGACAAAATAGACACTCAAAAAGTATGGGCAGTAGTAGACTCTGCTAAGCCGCAAGACTTAGCTATCTGCCAAGCCTATATGGAAGAGTGGGGAATCCCTCTAACCAATATAGTAGAAGTAAACTTAACTACGCACGCTACAGCACGATTGGAAGACTGGTGGGCTAATGTAGGCTCTGTGGTGCTCTCAGCCTTACCCGAAGACTATGAAGCCATATTTTGTAGCCCAAACGCTCCGATAGCATGGGTGAGTGTTGCGGACAATAGCAGCGGGGACGGCGTGGCGACCTCTAGAATGTTGGGAGGTCTGAAGCTATTGAAGGCCTATATAGACTACACAGGCGTAACTATTGACTGGGCTTTAGTGCTTCCTGCAGTCTATAACCTTATAAAGTATATTCCCGACCCTTCCATAACCTCCACAACTGCGAATATTTATACGCAGAGACTTGGAGCTCCTTTGATCACTGGAGACTACGCATGGACTAATCATGCAAAAGGTCAGTTTATTGACCATAAGACCGCTATCCCTACCCGGATAGAAGGGTCTAATTGGTTTGGCGTGCAAAGCTTTTCAAATGCGGTAGACACCTCTCGGTTGCTTCAAAGCTTAGACATTGATGGAGTTCCTGCTCTGGCCTTTTACGGGCTCGACCCTGTGCGAGAGGTTTCAAACCCCTCCCAGGACCCAGAAGCTCCGGAAACCATTCCGATGAGCACTGAAACGTCAGAAAGTCTTCAAGCCTCTTTTTTAGCCTCTCTTGCCCCTATCGACTTTGACCTATTTAAAATTCCTGTGCTAAATGAGGGGGAGGAAAGATGGGACCTAAGACCTTGTTGGAGGCTGGGCTTCAAAGAAAAAGGGCAGGCGGGAGCGAACGATAGAGTTATGACTCCGGAGGATGCAAGAGCTTTGGCCCGACGCTCTAAAAGCACCTCAGGAACTATCCGCTCTAGGGCAGGTCAAGGGAATGCCATCTCATCAAATAACGCAGCTCAGTTTCTTGACACAGAATGGAATGCACCGGGGCTTTTTTATTGGTTCGATCACCTAATAAGAAATCTGGGCCTATCCAATACAAAACTAGGGTATCACTATACTCCTACTGCTACTACTCAGCCTTGGTTATACTCGGGGAATCCCTACAATATTCCCACAGTTACAGGACTTTCTAGGTACTCCGTCGAAAATATGAACTATAGATATAACAATAACCTCCCTAATAAGTTACAACCTTTAAACGGTACTATTTTTCCTATTCCGGTAGGGAACTTTTTTTACGACGGAATAAATCGAAATACTGCCTACTATAACAATAAAGACACCGACTATCAGTACTTTGAACCTGGAACGCCGCACCAACTATATAACTTAAGTGGAGGCCCCGTAGGCTTCTCCACCCCTAGTCATAGTCTAGGGCAAGGAGGGGAGTTTATTCGTGCGGGAGGGGTTGCGTATTATGGTTCGTACGCAGAACCAAGGCCTGACCCCGCATCGCAATGTGGAACAACTTTTTTCGTAAACCTTCTTAGAGGTCACCAAGCAGCAACTGCGGGCGTTATACTTCCCGTAACGTTTTTTAGCCAGGAAGAAGTATTAGGGGACGGGTTAGCTACTCCTTTCGAGTTTGAGCCTATAAACTATATACCCCCCACCTCAGGCATTTCTTCGTTTGAGCTTACAGTTGGCGCGTACAATTCTGGCACCGCAACTGCAAGGTATGGTTATATCAGCGCGCTGTCTATAGGATCAGTAGACTCTACAACAGTACTTTTAGCCAGCGGAGCAGGGACTACTCTATACGAGCTAAGTTTCTATACCGTTAATTTGCAGTCCGGGGACGTGCCTACTTTACAGCTATCTCTTGAAGCGGTTACGGGAGTAATACAAAATACAGACGAGGGTGCCTTCAATAATATAACTATCCAAAAAAACGGAGAACTTCTAATGACGCTCTACAGAGAAGACGCAGACTACGAAACTATAGTACCTTCGTCAGCCCCTTCGAGCACTCGAGCTTTTTGGGCTTGGGAATACGTAGCCTCTAACCCACTAGGAACAACCACGGGGGAGTTACGAGACGTAATACTTCGTGTAGCATAAGCGCATAAAAAAGGAAAATGAAATAATATGATACCTGTAGCGGATTACATTACAAGAAAAGAGCGCAAGCTTATCAACCCTAAAAAGGTTTGGGGGGTCTATGATACTCGGTACTCTGACCAGCAGGGTATTTGTGAGGCTTATATGACAGAGTGGGACATCCCTCTTACGAATCTTATAGGAGTAGACGGGCAAAGAAGAACTCGGGCTACTGCGTGGGCTACCGTAGGCTCCGTAGTTGCTGCGGCCTTGCCAGACGATTGTGAAGCCATATTCTGCTCCCCTAGCATGGACAAGGCTATATGGATAGAGTCCTCGGAAGGTGACGCAGGGCGCTATTCCTATGGCTCTTTTCTGGGGTTCATACGAGTATTTGAAAAGATGCTCGCAGTGGCGACGGGCACTGCAGATCTAGAGTATGACCCAGTAGAGCCGGGTTATGCTGATATAATCTTTAAAGCTCAATCAAGTTTTTATTCAACTTTACGATACGTGCCCTACAACGCAAACGGCCCCTCTGGCGCGCTCACAGAGACCCTCGATATAAGAAAGTATTATTCTAGCCGTGATAACTATGGTGAGGAGTATACGGGGGATGCTCTAGTAGTTAGCTGGGGTAGTAAAGCCCCGAGTACAGAGTATTTCGGCTCTAGTTACCGAGAGGAAAGCCAGTTCTTCGGCGCAAATAATCCCGTATTTGCCTCCGCAACAGCCAATAAACCAGACGGTTTCACGTTAGGGGGCTTAAGTTTTTACGACTGGAAAGGCCACGGCAAACCTGAGGTAAATTCTGTGCCTAATGTAACTCTCGACTATATCATTTGGCCCGAGACGTTAACGCAAAGCATCACCCCTATAGATTGGACTCTGGGAGAAACTATAGGGGGGGATCCTTGGGATGTACTACCTTTCTGGAGATTAGGGTGGGCAGACTCTCGAGGAGACTCTGCAATGACAGGCATTCCCGCTTTCACAGCCGCGGATGCAACTGCCTTAGCCCAGAGAAGTAAAGCTACTCGTTTCTCTCTAACCGAGAGACAAGGCCTTAGCAGCGTAATAGGGATAAACCCCATCCAGTCCATATATAGTTACTGGCTGGGAGAGGCTTACTGGTGCGCTTTCGACAGACTACTAATAGACTTAGGGTTCTCGGAGCAAAAAATAAAGTTAGGGTACTGGGACCCCGGCACTAACATCTCTTTAGATGGCTCATACACAGCCGAGACCCCGTATCTCCGGTTTGGTAGCTATTCAAACATGCTCAACCGGTACAGAGATCCCTACGTCAATCCTTACCCAGAGAAGGAAGGTTCAGTATATATATATACTCTTACGGGAGGCACTTGGACACTTGAAAGACTTTTCGACTCTAATCCTAAGGCAGAGGCACGATTTGCCAGCAGAGTAGCACTAGATGGAGACACTTTAGCGGTATTAGGTAACTTTAACAAGCTTATAAAAATATATGTAAAAACTGCTGAGGGGTGGACACTTCAACAAACCATCCCGAACCTTAACGGGGTCGCAAAATCTCTAACCCTAGAAGGAGATGTTCTAGCATTTAGCGGAGATCAGGCGACCGTGCGTATATTTAACCGCACAGGAGCTACCTGGGTAGAAGCCCCTTCGATTACTATTTCGGGGACAGGATCTCCCAGGTATATCACCTTGTCCAACGATACTCTAGCAGTCGCTACTGTAAGTTCGACTATAGAGGTATATTTTCGGAGTACTGGTGCCTGGACGCTGCAGGCGGAGCTCAGTTCGGTTGACGCAAAATATATCGCTCTAAGCGGAGATACGCTAGTGGCCTCCCACGGCAAATCAAACGACCTCGCTGAGGAGGTCGTTTTTGTCTTTACCCGCACTGGAACTCTGTGGAACTCGGGGCAAACCATAGCTCCGCCGTATACCCCTACTGTGACTACTGCCTTCGGCGAAGCGATAGCTATAGACGGAGATACTATAGTTATTGGAGAGCCAAACTTTAGGTGGGAGGCTATCACCCAAGCATTGGTAAATAAAGCAAGGGGAAAGGCGTATGTATATACGAGAACCGGAGGGCTTTGGTCCTTACAAGAAGAACTTGACCCCGCTAACCCGTTAGCAACCGGACCCGCCAGCAGTAATACAAGTTTTGGTTCTCAAGTAGCAATAGAAAATGACAGAATAGTGGTAAACGACAGCGACGTTTTGTTGCCTGGAGGCGCGCCAAATATCCTGCAATCGCTAGCCGGACAACTAGAAACCTTTACAAGATCAGGAACGACATGGAACCGAGAAGAAAAACTAGGGCAGCCTCTAGCAACTATTTTAGAGAAGAACAAACTCGGGGAAGGCGGCGTATATATCTCTAACAATGTTATAGTTGCCGCCGCCCCTGCCACACAGATAACTAACTCTTATGTTAGGACTGACTGGACCTATAGCAGTATTCCAGCCGCTACGGGGTTTTCTCGATATGATTCTGCAAACTTTGATTATAAATATAACGGATCTGCGCCTAATAGGGTAGAGGCTATAAATGGGAATAGCTTACCGTTTCCTGTAGACAACTTTTTTTATGATGGGCTTAATCGGAACTCAGGCAGGTCCTCAGACAGACCAACCCCTACCTATTTTGAGGAAGGGCACCCAGACCAAGTATATTCTGTAAGAAATGGGGCGGTAGGTTTCTCAACGCCCAGCTACAATAATTGTCAAGGCAGCTGGTTTATTAAAGCAGGCGGAACCGCCTGGAGAGGCTCTTACCTAGAGCCCTATGCGGATCTAAGCTCGAACAGTGCCAACCCATTTTTTGTAAACCTACTGCGAGGGCACCAAGCTGCAACGGCATCTTTGATGGCCGGAGTGGACATTTTCTCTCAGGAGGAATTGATAGGGGATGGATTGGCGCAGCCTTTTGCACGCCAAGCCGTAGCAGCCCCTTTTACAGGGCCTCCAAATAATGTAAATAATAACGCTTTTTACTGCGACAACGATTTACGAGTGTTTCTTAAAAACTCGTCCGGCCAAGTATGGCGTATCCCTACGACTAGTGCCCCCACTGCCACTCAGCAAGCCGCAGTAGCCTCTTTTCCAACTAATACCTTGCCTTACGGAGGAGATTCGGTAACACAAGTGAATAGGCACACAAGAAGTAAACGAGTCTCTAAGGCTCCTGCAGAGTGGAGTTTTACCACACACATCCAACCGTATAACTATAACTCTCTAGAGAATGGGGTAGACTCTGTTTTATGGGAGCTTTTACTAAATGGCACTTCCACAGTAGATGATTCCGCCGTGGAGCAAACGTCCGAACACCTAAAAACCACACCTACCAGCAACGAAGTGCTTGAGGGTTTTGAACTATTGTACCTGTACCCAAACAGCGAAGGCTTTAGAGTGTCGGGGTGTCACGTAGCAAGTGCAAGTATTTCTATAGACCTAAAAACAGTAGCCTCCACTGAGTGGTCAGGGCTAGGAACGTCCTTAGACACTTACGAGGACTCTACAGACTTATACAACAGCACAGCGTTACAGAATTATCAAGGATTGGTGCAATCAAACTATATAGTAAACAAACTGTCTACGGTGGAGTTCTTAGCCCTCGGGAATCCCGTAGTCTCCTCTAATATCGTTATATCTAGAGATCTTCAACCGACCAGTTTTGAGCTAATGAATATAGAATCAAAGCCTGTAGGGTTTAGCTCTAGTACCTTACGAGTGCAGGGGAGTTTACAGATGTATATAGACGGAGAAAATCGTCAGAATGTTATGGGGGCGCTAAGATATTTACTAGAGCAAGAAAACTCTGGGACTCCTGACATAATTATAAACATAGGCGGGGTCACCCCAAATACTAGCAGGCTTCAAGTACATGTAGGCCAGTCTATGTTAAGTGCGCCGGAGTTAGCTTTGGAAGGGCTAGGCATTGTTAATATAAACTTTGAAGCCTACCCATATATACAAGATTTTACTTCTCCTGGTACGGTAAAAAGCCCTGTAACTATTTCGTATAAATCTAATAGCGTACCTTAAAAAACTTCTTGACATCGTAACTCTACCTAGGTATAATATGTAGTATCAATGTACAATACTATTAAGTGAAGACTTACCTCAGGCTAGAGAAGCTTTTATGGATCTGTATCAAATTTTAGACGATGCTTGGGTATTTATTAGCCCTTCCGCTACTCCGACTATGGTGTATAACTTAGAGATCGGCGCCTCTAGCTTGAACATTTCCCAGACTTTTACAGAAAAAACGTTCCCTCAGAAAACAATAGGAAGTCCTCTGAGCTTAATCGAGGCGGGCACCACTAACAAAGCTAACCCCGCCAACTTCTCTTTTAAAGTTCCTATATTAAAAGACTCTTTGCAAACCCCTGTTATTTTAGACCTTTTAACTGGGATAAGCAATAACAATCTAAAGACCTTTACCCTGTGGATTTTTCTAGCTCAAAAAGCGTATACGTTGACGAACTGCTGCTTCACCTCAGGTACTATTGGAATACAAAGAACAGAGCCCTTGTCAATAAGCTTAGAAGGAGAGGCTAGCCGCCTATATGTGTACGCGGAGGACGGAACGGATGGAAACTCTAGCCCGGTACACAGAGGGGAAGTTATAGCTACAGCAAGGGCTTGGACGGATAGTTATACAAGTTTTGCTATAGGGGATTATAAGAAAAAGCTATCAAATCCCATCCGGTACGTTGTTAGGCCGGGATTTGCTAGCCATGGGGGCGAAATTAATGATGAATTCGACCCTGACACCGGAATTACTTACAGCCCTACTAGCATGCCGGTATTTCAACAAGGGTACGTACAAGGAGAAACCTATCCCCCCAAGTACATAGAGCTTACAGAAGCACAAATGAGCTCAGGAACTTACGGAACCGCAGGGGGCGAAAACAAAGATTCTTTGGCTTCTTTATCTATAGAAATACAAAACAACATAAAATGGTTGGGGTACCAAACAGTAAAAGGCGCTGTAGCAGTTGATACCGCCTCCGTAGGGCATACTGAAACACAGTACCCTACCGGCTTCGTTCTTACAGGTCAAGCATTAGCCGGAAACGCATCATTCTTTATTAAGAATGATATTACAGACACTTTCATGCCTGGGTATGATAC